ATGACCTGGCAGAAGAAATATCGCTGGACCCGCACATGGGGAGACGAGATCGGATTGGACCGAAAGTCTCACGAGGATTATGTCGGATGGGATGGGGATGTCCAGATCGGCCGTATATACCTCGACCAGCAGACTCTGAAGGCAACGCAATGGCACTGGGCTATTCAGTATCCGAAGGGCGGCAAACCCTGGCAGCAGAACAGCGGCTGGGAAGAGACAGCAGCTGAAGCCGCCAAGATGGTGGAGGAATGCTGGGACGAACAGACGCGCGGCTGAGAGGATAGATAGTTGAAGAAGGTGGGGATAATGGTCGCGGCGGTTGCTGCACTGGCGGGACCGGCAGAGGCGATCGAGATCTGCTCCGGCGGGAACCGGGCAGCACGGGGCGTGACGTGTCTGGTTGACGCTGACACCGGCTGGGAGCGTGGCGTGAAGTGGCGCCTGTTGGACATCGATGCTCCGGAGATCTCGAAGCCGGAGTGCCGGCGCGAACTTGAGATCGGGAACGAAGCGACCCAGCGGCTGCAACGGCTTATGGCCGGGGGCTACCAGATAGCGGACAGCGGAGGGAAGGATCGGACTTCCGATCGCCGGGCACTTGTGCGGGTGATTCTGCCGGACGGGAGGGACGCCGGGCAGGTGTTGATCGAGGAAGGGCTTGCCCAGCCATGGCCGAACCAGGGCAATCGGTGGTGCGGGCGTTAGCGGTCCCGCCTGATTTCGCGCTGGATCCGCAGCTCTTCCCTAATCCGATCCATCTCTGCCGTCAGATAGCGCACATGCTCTGCCATCTGTTCGCAAGCTTTGGTCAGAGCACGGGTGGCCTCGGTATGACCGTCGAGCGCCGTCGTCACCTTGTTGAGGGCAGTCGGATCGACTATGACCGCAGCCACCTGGGCGGCGTTGGTGGTGCTCGGAGCGGACCTCTGGCCCTGCAGGAGGCCAAGATGCCGGACGCCGAAGATGATGCCGAGCACTGCGCCGAAGGTCATCAGTGCCGGGAGCGGCAGGTTAGCCAGTTGTTCCATTCCTGATTTCCCCTTGGTCGTGAGCCGCACGATGGATGTTGACGAGCTCGCCGACCGCAAACAGCGGGTAGATGGCGAGCCACGTGCTCACGACATCAGAGGATGCGAAGCCATATGATATTCCGGACCAGATGAGGCAGCCGATACCTGCCGAGAATTGCCGGATCTGCGGTGTGACGCTCCGGCGGGCACCGTTGATCACCAGCCCGACGATCCGTAGGCAGCCGATCAGGAGCATGAACCATCCCATTATGTCCTCTGATGGCACCAAGTCACGGAACGCCATGAAGGCGGGCTGATTGAATGTCTGCGACGGGAGCAGCAGGACGTAGCCGACGAGGATCATGTGGGCGGCATAAAACCATTCCATCATTCGTGGGCCAAAGCGGTGACTGATCCGGATCCAGATGCCCGGGCCAACGTATCCGGGATTGGCGTTGCTGCTCATTGCCAACACCTCTGCCTTACCCCCTGTCGATTGTGAGAGGCCACCTGATCAGCGAAAGGCCGATCAGCCTTCAGGATCGTCACCGACGTGTCCAGGCTTGGGGTCAGCTTCGACCAGCCGTCGCACGCATTCGAGACGGTCTTGCTCGGACAGCCCCATAGACCCACACAGATCAGCGGCATCAGAAGAAGAAACTTGGTCATTGATCTCGCTCCTTTCGCGGAGAACTTCTACAGATCGCTCCAGCGCCTCGACAGCGGCGCCCTGACGGCCAACGGACTTGCCGTAGAGGAATGCACTGGAGAAGACGGCAAGGGCCAACGCAGCCGCACCGATAGCCTTTCCAAGCGGGGTGAAAATGAAGGCGAGCATCTAAGCCTCCAGCTCTTTACGGATGGATTTCACGCGCCGAACGATCCATTCCCCGCCAAACAGGACTGCAGCGATGACGACCACGCCGATACTCGCCACCATGATCAGGGCATCGCGATCCATGCCGGCCAGGTAAGACAGAAGCCCGCCCGTTCCGAAGACGGTAGCGAAGGCGGTGGATAGCCAGTTCGTCTTCTGCCGAACCTCTTTCTCCACCTTTTCCGTGACCACCGGTCGGTCCACCGCAACTTCCACCTGCCGCTCAACGACTGTCTCTTCGACAACTGGCGAAGATCTGACGGATTCGGAAGCTGTACCGCCGAGCTCGACCAAGCGCTTGTGCAAGGCAGACCGTGTCTTCGGACCGACGTCGCCATCAGCCTCCAAGCCATGGTCCGCCTGAAACCGGCGAACCTCAGCCTCGCTCACGCCGTACCCGCAGACGACGAGCGCCAGCCGGCCATAATAATCCAACCGATCGGCCAGACCGTTCTTGCCGCCGTTGATCTTCCTGGTGATAGTCTCAATGTCGTTCTGATCGGCCCACTTGTTGAGGTCCCGGCTCGTCCAGTACCAGATCGGCACGAGCCCTTCCCAAGGATCGGTATTGACTGCATCGGGATCAGCAACGAAGTCTGGGCAGCTATAGCCCTGCTTGCTGCACCAGTCGCGAAACTGCCGATAGTTGTCCTTGCCGGTCAGTTGGATCGGTCCACGGCCCCGGTAGCGGTAGCCGTCGCCGTCCCTCTCTGGCGTATTGCCTAGGTCCGTGCGAGTATCGTAGCGCTGCTGCGCCGCAGTGGGACCCCAGATTTCCTGGTCCCACTTGAACGAGCCGCTCTCGTGCATCAGCTGCGCCAGGTAGTGGATGAGCCGGTGCAGTCGATCGAGGCCGACATCCGCGCCATATCGATCGAGAGAGCTGAGGACGGAACGCAGGTTTGCATCGCTTCCCTTGCCTTTTGCAGCCAAGCGGATGTGCTCCGCCGTGAGGGGCAGGTTCATGGTATCCTCCAAGCTATGGGTGGTCTTGATCAGCTTCGCGCAAGGCTTGCGGAAGATTGAGGGGCTGCTAATTTACTGGCCGCAGTTGCGGCTCAGATCATGAGGATCAGGCAATGCAGTACGATTGGTCGGGCGTTGGGGCGCGTCGTAGCCGGCGACTGAAGCTCGTGATGTACTTTATAGGTGCCGCCGTGGCGGTGACCGCTCCAGTGTTTGTATTGCCTGGTTCGGACTTCACGCCCCTTGCAGAGGCTGTGGCAAACCTTGGGATGTCCGAGCCGCGATAACGCTGGCTAGTTTCGCTCGGTTCATGTTGGTGTTCCGTGGTGGGAGCTGCCCTCCAACAGTAACAATCGGCAACACGAGTTCATTTGCGACGGCCCGCAAGTCTCTGTAGATTCAGACGCAGGCCGATCTCCGGCGTACCCAACTTGGTAGCAATCATGATCCAGGACGAACAGACCGCTCCGGAAGCTGAAAATCGCGCCATTGAAGACTCGAAGATCGAATTCTTCGACCCATGGCAGCAGGCGTTTCAGGAAGAAACCGGTCGCCGTGAGCAGGAATTCGAGTTCTAAGGCGACAGTTGTGGTGCTGCCGGCATGCCCGGCAATGGGGATGGCGAGAAGAGGCGGGGTGTTGCGGCCCTGCAATTGAGATATTGCCGGCTCTGCAGTAAGAAGACTCATTCTAAGCGGAGAAAAAATAGTGCAGATTAGCCCCAGAATGCGGGTCTTCGGCTACGTTGTTGGCGGCGCCATCGTTTCGCTATGGCTCATCCTACCTCCTCCGGCTTGAACAGGAACGCTCTCGAGGTTAAATCGCCTCCGCCCACATTGCATCCACCTGCTCTGCGGTTAGGCCAAGCGCCGCGCCGATAGACGCAATAAGCGGGTGGTCTCGCTCGAACTGCGCGGCATATTCCCATTCCACAAACGCCACGGCGCGTTGCTGTGTATCCTCGATCGCGGCGATTGCCACCTCGACCTGCTCCATTGCGATGCCGTTGGCGACGAGGCCGAGGCGTAACTGGCGGGCGGTTAGTGGCTGTGCGACTGCAGGTTCAAGGCTGAAAGCCGGCACGTCATTCCCGGCCGCCTCCCACTCCGCAATCATACGACGATGGCCGTTGCTCATGTCGTCGGGAACGTAGCTTTCCGTATCTTCTCCGTCGAGGATCACGCGAATCAAGCCGCCTTCCGTAGAGCCGAGAACCTTCATTGGTAGATCTCCGCGTCAGCAGTCCATGTGGACGAAACGTAACTGGTTGAGTTGTTCAGGTCGAATTCGCCTGGCGCGACGCTCTGCACGCTGTGGCCGGCTGACAAGCCCGAGATCGTTGGTGCCGCGCGCTTGTAGACCGCGAAACGTTGGGTTGCTACGTGCTGTGTGGCGCCGGGGGCGGCGATATAGAGAAGCATCCTACCCCGCTCGTGGTATCTCTGGCAAAGGGCCATCTCTGCCGGGTAAAGCCTGCCTTCGAACTCCGTCGCCTCTTTTCCGAATTCGACTTGAACGTCGGTGAAGGTGCCGGAACTGAAACGGACCACGGCATCTGTATTTTCCGTCAGCGTGAAGGTCCCGCCCTTTGCTTTCGCAACGCCGTCAACCGTGCATGTCGCTGTGCCTGTCCAGCTGATTGCGTAGGTCCCACCAACGACGCTAGCGCCTTCGATGACTTGCTCAACACCACCAGCGGGCGCGGTCATGGTGCGCTTCGCGTTGGTTCCAGCGAAGGACAGATTCTGCCCCGCGGTCACCACACGCCAGCGGTCCAGGGTGTATTGATTGGCTGTGGCTGTGGCTGTGCCGCTGACGTAGGCCCGCTGGTTAACCTGGCCGCGGCCGTTGATAATCAGGTTTTTCCCTGCGGCGACAATCCCGGCATTTTCGCGGATGGTAGCCTTCTCGACGTCCGAAAAGGTCTGCGAAACATCGGCCCGCAGCAGCTTGTCAGGAAGGATGCCGGTGTCCTTCAGGAGCTTCCCCGTCACGCCATCGAACGCGGCCAGCTGGCCGTCGACCGCCACAGACGGCCCCACCACATCGCCGATGCCAGCACCGTCGGCGCCTTTCGCCGCCAGCAGCGACCAATAGGCATTCGAAGTCGTTGGCAGCGTCGGCGGAGCGTTGCCCGTGGTCGACTGCAGCGCCACCCAGGACGAGCCGTTATAGAGCACGTTGTCGTTTGCAGCGTAGGCGGTCGCGCCGCTGTAGGTGCCGCGGGGATTAAGGGTTCCGACAGGACCTTCAGGACCAACATCACCGCGGCCATAGGCGAAAGGTCCATCCCAGTCGCCGCTGGTGGCGCTCGCCTTGACGTAAAGGAAGGCGGACTCACCCTCCGTCACCAGGTAGCTGAAGCCCTTGGACCGGCCATTGAACAAGTCGCGATCTGCCAGAGTGCCGGCGGCATCGTATTTGAAGATGGTGCCCTGGCGGAGCTCGGACAGAAGATAGGCGAGATTGCTTGCATTCAGCGCGCTGTTGGCGAGGCTTGGGTCCAGTTGAATATTGTACTCATACGTCCCGCTGGCCCCTCTCCATTCCAGCTGAGCCGTGATCTGCGTGTCGCTGTCCACCGTGGCGATCGGAAGAGGGTTGCCTGGCGCCTGCACGAAGATGTTGCCGCTGGCGATCAGCGCCGTCGACCACGCCGTGCCGATACCCGTGACCACGGCGCTACCGTTCGTCAGGGTGATGGTCCCTGTCGAGTAATAGGAGGTTGCCATTTATGGAGCCTTATTCTGGGTGGTAGATCGCGTAGCGAATCGTCATGGGCTCGCTCCCAGTGCGGAAACGAAGCACACCGCTGCTTAAGCTGAGACGACAGCCAGCACTCCGACCGTCAGCTCTCCGAGCAATAATTCTGGGCGGGAAGTCAAAACTTCGCCCGAGCGAGACGTCTATGGTTTGATTTGCTGCCAGGCTGACAACCCCGGTCAGGACAGGGATTAACGGCCGCTTGTCCTCATGTATCAGGCATTGGTCTCTGCTTGCGGAGCGGGCTTGATAGCCAGCCTTCGAGACGCGCATCTTGAAGGATCCGCCGTCATTGCCGATGAAGACCCGCTCCGTCCCCGAGGGCGTCAGCGTCGGAGACTGTTGCGGGTTGCGATAGATGACATAGAACAGGTCGATGCTTCGCGATGGGATCGGAATGGTGATTCCGTATGTAAATTGGCTTGGCGTCAGCCACGCGACGATGTCCTGAGAACTATACACGTTGCCATTGGCGAGATCGATCGGGCCGGGCGGATAGTAGATTGTCTGGCCGTCGTTGATGACAGCGCCCCATGTGATGTGAGGGATGTAGCCAAGGCTCGGATAATTGATCGTAGCCTGATACGAGACGATGTCCGCGTTGGTCCCTATCTCCGGAACCGAGACGCGCCCCCGAGTGTGGATCTCCAGCGCATCATATCGGCTATCCAACAGCATAGCCTTGGTGGGGAACGAAACGTCATCCCCTGGTTGACTGACGAAAATTCCAGGGACGCCAAAGGCGCTATTCCCGATCCTCGTCCGCTCACTCATTGCGACACTCCAAGCACCGAGTAATCCACTCGATAGACGTCATTATCGAAGATCTGGATCGTGAAGCTGTTTGTGGACACGGAAATGATGCTCGCACCGTTCAAGTAGTCCCGGCCGCCGCGGGATTCATATGCGGCAACCTCGACGGCGGGAATGAAGTGCTGCGTCGGGAACGAGATCACATGCGTTCCAACGCCAAGGTTAAGGGAACCGGAGGCAATGAGCACATAGCCAAAGCTCCAATCGCTATCAAAAATCTTGAAGGAGTCAGGCAGCGATGGGGACGCATCATATCCAGGCTTACTGAAGATGATGCGTCCAGCCGCAGAGTAGAACCGTTGAGCCATACTTTAGTCCGATATTGAGATGAAGCCACTGCCCAGGTTGATGACCATCTTGCCGGTCGGGCTCTGCAGCAGACCCGCCGTGACTGTCCCAATGTTGGCGATCTGAAGCTTCAGCACGCCACCCTCAAAGATCATCGGCAAGGTGCTATTGGTCCCGTCAGTGACGACGAACTGGTCAGCCAGCACGGCGAACCGCGACTTCTGGATTCCTGCCACGGTGTAGAGCTCGAGGAAGAAGCCGCTCTCCTTGAAGGCATCGCCGGTAGAACCGCGCAGCGCCACAGCGAAGCGAGCATCAACGCCGGCCTGATTGGCCGCAGCACGGAACTCGATCCGGCCTTGCGCAAAGCCCTCGTCGATTGCCGCGTAGACTTCCGTGATCTGCGCCGCGACCGCCTCAAGCTCGTTGGCTGCCACCGCGATCTGCTCTTCGAAGTATGCCGTCGAGCGATCGAATGATGCCTCCAGCCGGCGGCGAGAAACCTCTGTCGAGACTGCGTCGAGCTGGAAGTTCGTCAGCAACTGCTCCAGCAGCGGGCGCGTGTCGCCAAGCGTCTGGAAGATCTGCGCGAAGACGTCCTTCACCTCCTGGTTGAGGTTGGCGAGGTAGACCTCCAGATCGCCATTGCCGCCATCGAGCGATGTTTCCTCCACCTCCGCAGACCAGCCAGTCACCCGGCCTGGCGCCGTCAGGCGATGCTGGAAGACATAGATGCGCTCGCTGACGATGCCCTCCTGGATGAATGAAAGCGTCACGTCAGGAGGAGAGGACTTGTAGAAGATGTTGGTCGGCTCCGTCTTCGGCCACCAGCGAAACTCGATGCCAGTGACGGAGACGTCATCGAACGGAGACCATGACATGCGGAAGGCTGGATAGGTTCGGCCATCCGGCCCGGTGCTGAGGACGGGAGCCACCGTCCAATCCGGCAGCTCGTTGAGATAGACCGGCTCTCCGTTCGGCACACCGATAACCGGAGGCACGACACCAGCCCCGGCATATATCGCCCCGTCGCGCTCCTGCAACGACAGCGACACATTCCGCGGCCCGTCACTCGTCAGAGCGCTGATAGACCGGCTCTGGACGATATAGACGCGGTCGCCGTAGCGCGCCGAATTCCACTGCACCCAGTCACCGACCTTGATGTCCTGGAAGTATGGACGCAGCACGATGTCTGCCGTCGCCTCATAGCGGTTCTCGTTGTAGTAGATCGAGGCCAGCTGGTTGGCCTGGCGCTTGGAGGGCACCGTGGCGAAGTTGATGGCGAGGTCGCGGGTGCGGCGGTCAAGCGCCACCTGGCTGGCATTCGTCTGCGTATCGTAGCCGGCCGGGCTCCACATGTTGGAGGGCTCCGGATAGGTGCCGCCAACTGAATTGACGAGATCAGCCATCGAGCGGCGGCGCTGGTAACGCACCGGCTCGTCCGTGATCAGGTCGTCATCCGTGAATGTCGCGACGATGGGCTGAGCCGTCCCGATGAGTGGCCAGGAGCCGTCGACGCTGTCGATGACCATTCCGCCGCACGCTTGCATCAGCGCGTCGATGTTATCGCCGTGGTCAACATCGCAATCGAGAAGAACGGAGCAACGGTAACGCGCCTCGCCGCCCTCGACTTCGTCACAAATGTTGGCTGCCGTGGCGTAGTTGGCGATCGGCAGATCTTCGGTTGCCATCCCCATGCCGCAGAACATATCGCCGTTCCACGAGAAGCCGCGCCGGTAGTTGTAATCCATGACCACCGGGTTTTCGCTGAACTCGTATGTGGAATAGTCCCCCCAACGATGGGAGCCTGACCCGCCGGCAGTGGTGTCTTTGCGTGGGTCATAGAGCCGGGCGCCGCGGATCTCGAAGAAAAACTCCGGAAAGCTGTTCAGACGCTCCTGGTCGTAAGTCAAGGTTGCGAGCACGTAGCACATGCCATCTCCGATGTGGTCCGCAGACCACCTGCTAGATGGGTTGGCATTCGTCACGAGGGCGCTGTCGGCGCTGGTCTGCGTTCCTCTGTAGAAGGTGAACCTGACGCCGGCATAATCGCCGCTGGGCACCAGGAAGACCTGGGCATATCCAACGTCGCTTTCCAGCGTCAGTGGCAGCTCATTGCCGCCCGCCCATACCCGCGAAAGGCCGTCGCAGGGAAAGTCAGACAGCGCAAAGACCTGCTGAAGTTCCTTGTTGGATGTGCCGTGGGTGTTGACGTAGACGTCGTGACCGGCAATCCCGACATAGCCGCAGGCGATCTTCCGGCTGACGTTCTCGCCATACTCGCGATCGAACTGCGTGCCGCCGGCCTGCTTTGCATCCTTCTTGGCGCGGCTGGCCTGCAGCTTCCCGACGACGAAGTTGAGGCCGATGCCGATGGCGGCCGAGGCAATGCCAGCAGCGATCGTGCCGGCGCCAAAGACGGCGGCTGTAATGGCTGAAATGAAGGGCATTTATCTAACCTGAAAAGCTGTCTTCACTGCCGAGATGGGCAGGAACTGGACGTCGGAGCCGGTGACGGTATCGACGCGCTTGCCGCCGACAGTGTCGCTGCGGCCATAGATCGTGCGGACGGCAAAGCCTGCGGAGGTGAATACGCCCGACGAGATGACGCCCTCGCGCTCGATCACGCCGACATCGCCACGCTGCGCCATGAGAACCGGCACAGGCTCCAGCACGGACGCCAACGCCTCCTCGACGGTCTTGAAGCCGGCTTTGGCGAACAGTCGGTAGCCGGCGGCCTCACTTTTGTAGCGGCGGAGCTTGGACAGGATCCGCTTGCCCTGCACGGCCTCTATGGCGTCCATGGTGAGCGTCCAGCAATCGGACGTGCCCCATGCGCCATCGACGGCCTGATGCTTCGCCACAACCGCGTTGAGGCGTTCTTGCCAGTCTGGCTGTCTCATGAGTTATCCCTGTGACTTCGTCCGACCCCAAAGCACCTCGACGCGCCCTGCCCTGCCGGCGTGCTCGAAGAACTTGTCGCCGGGTGCGCGGCGCTGCTGGTCGGCAGAGGAGCGCACCCGCCCATTCTTGCGGCTGTAATCGAGCTGCCTGCCTTCGCAGTTCGCGGTCAGTGTATAGCCGCGCTCTGCATCCTGATTATGCGGGATGGTGTCGACGTAGCCCCGAGCCACAGTCTCCACCTGTACCAGCTCACCCGTGTCGGGATGGAAGTGAGCATCCATCACCCGCACGGGTCGATCCCGATAGTCCTCATCCTCGATCTGGATCAGAACTTCAGGTGTCAGCCCATCGTCAGGACTTTCCGCCAGCGTCAGGGTGAAGCTGCCGTCAGCAGTCGTGCCCGTCCCGCCGCCAAGATCGGAAACCTCGATCAGGCCGAACGGCTTGTAGATGAGGCCTTCGAACGTCAGCGGCTCGCTGCGGGCAATCAGCCCATAGATGCCGGACCCGAACTGGAACCGGATCATCTGCCGCGTCGAAATGCGGCCTTCGTTGTAGAGGTTCTTGACGGCTGTCGAGAGGGTCATTGCAGCACCTGATACCCTTCGAACATTGCTGGCGTCGGATTGGCCACTACCTGATGAAACCACGACGTGTGATCCATGATGAATAGTGCCCGAGGTCGCCACAGACGGGCGACGGCTGCCGTCGTAAAGATTGAGGTGTGCAGAAACGGTGCGACCGAGAGGGCAAGAGCCCCGCCCGATGTTGCCGTGGCCGGCGCCACGATCTCGTAGAGCGCCGTGAACGAGCCTTCAGACAGCTCCACCCGATCACCCGCCGTCGCAATATAGCTCGCAGGAACGCCGCCAAGCGTGAGGGCGCCCGATAGGCCAAGCGTGGTCACCGTCGCTGTTCCTGCCCAACCTGGGGCTATATCCTGCGGTGTCTGAACCCCTTCGTAGGCAAGCGGTGCCATCTGGCCGATGTCGAAGCATCGAAAGCGGTTCATGCCGCCCCGGAGGGAGAGCTTCCAGGCGTGCCAGCGCTGGCGGTCAGCACGGTCGAGCGGCGCGGTTTCAACGCTCACTCGCCATACCGGATCCGCAACCTGGCTGAGGTTGAACGACTTCCCCCGATTGTAGCCGGAGGAAGCCACGCCCTCATCCATGGTGAAGGTGCATTCGACAACCTCATCGTCCGGCAGATCGATGATAGCCATTAAGCCATTCTCCGCTTCTGCGCGTTCGCGATCCGGCTGGGAAGCTTCGCGTCATACTGGCGAACGGAAGCATTCGATTCCTGCCGAGCCACGTTCTTGACGTAGGCCTTTAGGTTTCCCTCGTCATCGACGGCCACGCCTACGGTGACGTGAGTGTTCGATGGCTGCGAGGCGGGAGCATTTGCATTAGCCGGCATGACCGGAGCGACATGGCCGCCGCTGGCATAGCCCTTGGCGCGCTTGTGCATGCTGTTGAGGTTGGCAACACCGAGACGGTCGGTCGCCTTCTTCGAGAAAACGAACTCGCCGCCGTGGACGATGCCAGCAGCCTGGTGAGCCGCGCCGCTTCCGGTGTAGCCGCCAGAGGCAAACAGGCCGACGCCCGGGCGCGATGGGAACATGCTGGCACCACCTCCGAACAGACCGCCGAAAAGGCCGCCCATGCCGCCACCGGCACCACCCCCGAAGAGACTGTCGAAGGCAGAGTCCATCAGCTTGTCAGCGATCTTGCTGAGGGCATTCATGGCAGCGTTGGCGAAGGACTTCCACGCGCCCTCTCCGTTGGCCAGTCCGGAAACGAAGTCATCGACAAAGCCGCGGGAGACGTCCTGGGCGAACTCCATCGCCTCCTTCGCCTTCTTCGTGGCGGTCTCGATCGAGGCCATGACCGAACCCAGAGCCGAAAGCTCGCCCTTCTGCGCCTCAGTGAGCGTGATGCCCGTCTGCTGCGCCTGGTTGAGCAGTTCAGTCTCATATCTGAGAGCGGCGGCGGCCTCTTCGGTCATGCCAAGAGCAGCGCGTTCAGCCTCGAGCGAAGTAATGCGGCGGTTCGCACCATCTACGATGTCGGAGTATTTCTCCTCTTCGGTCTTTCCGCCCCGGCCCTTCTTTCTCTTCGACTTGTCATCGACCTCCGTCAGGCTCTTCGCAAGCTCCTTGAGCTTGGCAGAGGCGGCGGAAGCGCCTCGAGATATCGCTTCCCCGAAGCCGCCGACATAGTCGCGTCCCATAGCTTCGGACATGGACGAGCCGATGGTAGATTCGACCGCGTTTGCGGCGCCGGCATAGGAGTTGTCCAGTCGGCCAAGGCTGACCGACCCGATGGAGCCGATCTCCATACCCTCACCCACGCCGAAAGGCAGGGAGCCGAGCATGGAATTGACGCTCTGGATGTAGCCATTGATCGCGGTCGAGACGCGGTTGATCATGTTCTCGATCCCGGTGATGACGGCGTTCGCGGTCGAGACCACGATATCGCCCAGAGCAGCCGGCAGCCTGGACCAAGTAGCCCTGATGCCCTCATAGCCGCCGACAAACGCTCCGATGATGCCGTTGATGCCGTTCTTCGCGTCTTCGACGATGTCCCGACCGAAGATGGCAGCCAGTTCGTCACGAAAGATGTTCGCGGCGGCAATGGCAGCCGTGATGCCGATGATGAAGGCGAGCGCAGGGTTCGCGGCGGCGAAGGACGCGGCCAGCGTGACCGCAGCTATCGACAGACGGCCGAGGAGCGCGATCAGTTGCACCAAGCCACCGATGATGACGGGCGAGTAGAGCAGTGCAAGGGCGGCAGCTGCTGCGACGGCATAAGGCGCTATTACCTGCAGTCCATCAGCAACGCCAACCAGTGCTGCCGCCGCAAGCTGAGGCCACTCGACCATCTGGAGACCAGCGGCCACGAGGGCTACAAGAGCGATGGTAACGAGGGCGACAGGCGAGATGATCGCAAGGAAGGCCGAGCCTAGAGCCCTGACAGCGCCGGCCGCGCCCATAGGCCCGAGCACGGCGCTGATCTGCGTTCCCTGCTGGAGGGCGATCTGGAGCGGGTTCATGGCCATCGCGGAGGTCACTGCGATATCCTGGAACTGGGCAGCCAGGTTGCCGACGTTCATGGATGCAGCGCCCATGCCCCGCATATTCTGGTTCGCGGCAGCAGCGTGAAGGCGCATAGCCCCCGCTGCCTTGGTCGCCGCGACAGCTTCGGCGTTGAGTGCCGTCGTCGCTTCATCGGCAGCCCGGGCCGCCATCTGCCCAGCCTTGGAAGACGCAGGACCGAGGCCATCAACAGCGGCTTCAGCACGCTTGGCAGCGCCAGAGAGCTTGTCGAGCTTGGACGAGGCCTGATCGACATTCGTCGCCTGCACCTCAATCCCGAGGGATGCCAACTCAGCCATTCGACGTTCCTCTGTCTCTCTTTACAACGCGGCGCCCCTTTAGGGCCGCACCACGGATACGAAGCTTGGCTTCAGCCACATCGGCCTCCGAGGCTTCATCCCGTTTGTGCCCGCCGGTCTTGTTGATGACCGAGAGCGCCGCGACATCCATCTTCCGAAGGGTCGTGACCTCCCACGAGGTCATCACCGCCCCAGTCATGCGGCGGTAGGCGTCGATCTCGCTGTAGGGGATGGGATTGGCTGAAAAGCCAGACTGGCGGGCGTTGTGCAGGTCGATGAACCAGTCCCAGACGTAGAGCAGATCCTCAGCAATTTCCGGGGCTGGTTCGTTCTTCCTTCTCGGGAGGAAGCTTGCCCTCGCGAAGTCGGTTAGCTCTTCGGCGAGGGCGTCATAAAACGGGCGTCCTCATCAGCCCGAGCGTCGATCTGCTCTGCGATGAAGAAGAACCGCGGCTGGCTGATGATCCTCATCACGCTCTCAGGCGTGGCGGGAACGTCCTTGCCGCCGTCCTTCATGTTCCAGCGCGCCACAGCGGCGGCAACAATCTCGTTGGTCTTTTCCTCTACCTCCTCGACTGTCCCTGCCCGCTTCGGGTTCTTCTTGTTGGCGAGGATGGCAGCATTACCGAGGCGACGCTGAACCGCCTTCACGGATTCGGATCGGTAGGAGCGCACCCCAACCACCAGGCCCGTAGGCTGACCGGTGACCGGGTGCATGATTTCGAGATCTGAGACCTGATCGAAGTCGAACGTCTCGAAGGTGGAGATATCGAACATTGGCGCTCCTTACGGCGTGGGGACTTCAGTGTCGACGGTCAGGATCTCGGTGTTGATCCCGATGTTGAAGGTCCGGCGCAGGACGTTGTCCCCGCTTCCAACCTGCTTGCGAGCCGACATGACCAGACCAAGGAAGTAATCGACGCTGTTGTCATAGGTCGGGCCCGGCGCATCCTCGTATTCGATCTTGAACGGGTACTGGAACTTGGTCTGCTCAGCCGCCCGGAGCGCGATCTGGCCCGGGTCGAGCGGGTCATCACCGACGACGAGTGCCAAGGTGCCGGCATCGCGGGCGCCCTTCAGGTGACGGACACGGCCGTCGCTGAGGGACTGGAACGTGACGTCTGAGGATTCGTCACCGATCTCGCCGCCGTCTTCGACCTCCCCGATGGGTATCCAGGTGATAGCCTCGAAGCCGGCAAGCGCCGTAGCGTCCGAGGTGTAGTCGATCTCGGTGACTGCGCCGATCGAGTAGATGGCGCCGGTTGCGGTCGTGATAGCCACGGCAGTGCTCCTTTATGGCTGGAAGGTCTCGTATTCCACGGTGACAGGGACCATCAGGGAGCCGTTCTGAGGCGGCTGTGGGATGGCGTAGGGCTTGCGGTAGATCTTCACGCGGACACCGCTCTGGTCGAGGATGAGCCCGAGCGGAAAGTGGGCGATTATCTGGTCTGCGATCTGCAACGGCTTCACCAAGCCGGCGCCGTCGCGATGGTGGACAGAGACCTGGAAGATGCCCCGGTGCTGCTGACGGCCGGCGGAGAGCGTGCGGGTGTTCGTCCGGTTCGGGAGGTAGTTGACCTCCAGGTATTCCTTTGGCTTCGTCTGCCCGGCCGGTGGAAACTCCAGGTTCGGCCAGGAGATCGGCAGCGCAGGGTTGAGAACGAGAGTCGTCAGCCGGCCGGACAGCGCCGCGAAGATGTTCGCTTCCACACCAGTGGCCATTCGTGTAAATCCCTATCAATGTCTGAAAAGCCGCCCCTCACCGATGACCAGGTCCATTCCAAGCTTCACGAAGCGTGGATCCTGCTTGCCAGGGAGAGCGGCGAGACTGAATTCGGCGGCAATGTTCTGGCGACCGCCCGGAAGGTGCTGTTCACGCTTCAGGCTGCTCTTGTGAAGCGATCGGACGACGCTAGGGACCTAAACGACGCTTAAGGTCGGCCGCCCGCCTCTCGACTATCCCCTGCCACTGTTGAGCCGCCGAGCGCACGAATGCGTCTGGCGGCTGGCCGTTGCTCCCGAACTCTCGATGGCCTGCATAGGCCGCGGTGTAGCCGAAATAGAGCGTGTCGTGGACGTCGGCACCGGCGATAACTGCCTCGATCTGCCCGAAATCAGCAACATAGCTTCCGCCGTCTGCAGGTTGAGCGCCAGGATTTATCCTTGGCATGGCCGCGGTTGATGCCATTAGCGAGGCTCGGAGGAAGCCAGTGTCGACGCGCATGCGCCCGCCCTGCCCGACCGGCTTCTGCATCTCCTCGACAACTTCCTGCACGCTCTCCTTGAAGACAGCCTCGATGGCGCCGGGGACCCTCTCCGCGAAGGCCGCCACTTGAGCCGAGAACGATAGCTTTGCCATCAGACAGTCGCAGCCCGGAACCTGCGCCCCACAGCGTCTGCGTACCCCACTTTGTAGGTCACGTGGCACCTGCACCCGGAAATCTCGTTGATCGGCGCCCTTGGGTCTCCTGGGTAGCGAAGAGCAGCCCCTGACGGACTGATGAAGACGCCATCGACCGGAACGGCCGTATTATTGAGCGCCCGGTGGGTGTGCCTTACCCGGCTGTCGCCTGCCGATCGCCAGATCTTCGTCACGTCCTGCGCTTCGATCTTTCCGGCTGCGATCTGCTGACGGATGGCATTGTCTCGCGCAGAGCCGAGCGCCATCATGGTCTCGGTGCGGGCGACCATCTCGCCACGAAGGCGGAGATTGTTGTCGTTCAGGCGAATGATGATTCGCTGCACATCGTCAGCTTTGAGGGGCTTGCCCTCCCGCATGGCCTTAGCAATGGTGCGGTCGAAGCGCTTGTCCCTCGTCGTGAGGTCCAGATACTTCTTCATCAGGTCAGGATCTCCGGAGAGGAGGTTCTGCCTGGCACGCTCGATGTATTCGATCTGATGTTTCGTGAGGCCAATAGCGCCGCCTTCACGCTTGCCTGTGATCCGGCTGAGCCGGCCGACGACATCAAGGGCCGTCTGGCGCGGATTGGCCCCCCGCATCAGCCCCTGCTCCAGAGCATACCGGACACCCTGCCGCTGATCATCGGTGATGTGCGTCACCATCGATGACGACAGCTCACGAAGGATCGCCTCGGACTCTAGGTTCCTAACGCCGAAGCGGAAGACAACCTTGGCACCTTCGGGATCTCGCACTGTGGGCAACTCACCCACAGCATTGATCCCGCCGGCGTTGAATGCCTCCTGAAGTGCGATGTCGAGGGCAGAGAACGCCTCCGGCTCTAGGATCATCGCCTCTATGGCGCCGTCCAAGTCCCGCCGCTCCAGCCGTTCGATAACCCGCTGCAGAACGATGCCCGACTTAATGGCTTCCACACCCTCACGGAACGCCGCAGCAAGGCGAGGCTCATAGGTGCTGAGGAGTTCCTCGAAAGTCATGCGGAGGGCTTGGCCTGGTCAGCCTGGGCGATCTGCTTTTCAGCGGTCTTGGTGGCCGGCTCCACAAGGCCGAGCTTCTCCAGCGCCGAAGCCTTGACTGCCGAAAGATTCGGCGTGTCACCGATCTTGTAGCGCTCGAAAGGCCGGACAACCTTCACCTTGATCTTTGTCATGTTGATTCCCTTTCCGAAAGGTATTGCGTCGCGGGTGATGTGCGAGCCGCAATGGGAACGGCTTGCTGTTGAACAAGCATTTGAATAGTTATGGGTGGGAAATTCTTGTCGACTTCACGCCGCGCGAAGTGCAGATTGCCTCCCAGAGGGAGAACATCATGAGAAAACTTCTTACTGCGGCCATCTTTGCCATTTCAGCGGCACAAGCATCGGCTATGTGCGTCGGTAGCGGAGCCTTGACGAGTTGCACCGACACGCAAGGCAACAGCTACACTGTCAACAGGTTCGGTAACACCACCATCACCAATGGACACAACGCCGGTACCGGCAGCTCTTGGAGCCAAACGGATATGAGTGTCGGGAACTCCGTTTATACCAACGGCAACACGAACGGTAACAGCTGGAATATGCAGCGCCACCACCACGGCAGCGGCCTCTCAACATACAGCGGCACCGACAGCAGAGGCGATAGCTTCATGGGCACTTGCACACAGTTTGGGTGCAACTGACCCACTTGCAGTGATCGAATTATCGCTTCCCGCGCTAGTCTACTAGGTCAACCTCATACAAAGCAGCCACGCCGGCGGGAGCGAGGGGTCTCACCTCCAGGATCTCCACCCACGCGCTTGCCTCGTCGGCATCCTCAGCGGCAATGCCAAGCGCCACGCGATAGCTCTTCATCGGCACAGCCTCAGCATCGGCCGCAACGGTCAGCGTGTGGCGCGTCTGGCCTATCAGCGTGCCGGAGGCATCTCGGATCTCTTGAAACCCCTCTACGGCGTACAGCGTCTTGTATGTTGGCGGGCCGATGGTCGGGTCCCAGTCTGGGCCGGTCAACGTGCCGGGGATTCTCAGCGTCACCGGGTAGCCGTTCGGCTGGGAGACGTCGGAGACCGAGCGGATGGCCTCAGCCACTTCCGCCGCGATCGCGTTCCAGTCTTCGGACATCAGAACCTCGCCAACGTAGTGACGGTGGTGCCGGTTCGAGCATGCGTGAGGATCTCCGCAAGGATACCATCAACGATGGGCAGAGCGGCTCTTGAGGATGTGTCACCCACCACGCTCCACTTGACGCCCTTGACCTCCGTCAGAACCTTCTGCGGTCCGGCCTTCACATCCGGCGCAAGCGATCCAGGCTTCACCAGCTCCCGAAGCGAAAGCTCATAGGCGGCTTTCTCGATCGGCGCCGGCACAACGTCGGCGGCCAGATCCTCGCCGCGCCAGATCACGTCAGTGCGCGGCCAGAGGAGATCCTGATCGGCTGAAGCGATTACACCCGGATAGCGCGCGCCATAGAGGGCATCCAGAGCCTGCGAAGCACGCACCAGCGCAGCAGCGCGCTTGGCATCATCGACACCGGCAGCGGTCCAAGCCGCATTGCCTCTTGCCTCGTGATAGATCAACGCAGCAGGAAGCGTCCCATAGTGATCGGGCATTTGTTACTCCCCAAAGACGATCTGATGTTTCGCCCGCTCCAGGAGAAACTCATCAGTTCACCTTCGCAGTTCCGAAGGCTGTCAGATCCCTGACCGTCGTCTGTGACGGCCAGTCGCTGACCTCGATTGATGGCATCGATCACGGTCATGCGGAGCTCCGTCGGCGGGACCTAATTGCGCTGCAGATTGTTTGACCTGCGGAAGGAGAACCACCATGAACGATACGAAGAAACCCACTGCTACGCAGGGCCCCGGCGGCGCTGTCATGTCCAATGATTTTTCTGACGTCGCTGAGACGGGCGAGGACGTGAACACGATCAGCGAGAACACCGACGGCGATGGCCAGCACAAGATGAAGAAGGAGGTCAATGAAGCCACTGACCTCCCTCAGAAGGGCTCTGCTTAGCCCCGGCGCTTCAGCTCAGCTTCGATCGCAGCGTTGGCTTCCTCGCCATTGCTGATCGGATCGTCGCTGAGCTTCGACGCCAGCGACCGACGCTCCTGCCAGGTGAGTTCGCGCCAGTTGTCCGGAATGGACACTGCAGAGCGGGTCTCGTCTGTATCTGCCGAGCGCGTGGTGGCACCGTCGGCAGGCTGGTCACCTCCGATCTTCTGAGCGCCGGGCATGACAACCTCGCCTGCCTGCTGGATTGTCTGCGCCGGTTTGCCGGTGGAGACATCCGTGTTGCTTGCCTTGATGCCGATGCCACCAACGCCAGCGACTTCAGCATTGGCAGCGAAGTTGCCCTCGCTGTCCGCCAGCTGACGGCTGGTGCCTTCCGGGTCCGGCTTCACGGGCTCAATGCCTGAGAGAGCAGTCGAGGATTCCCGAGATGCCTTCTCCGCCCGCTCCGCCATCTTGTCGAAGGCATTGGCGAGACGGTCGACGGCAGTGGAACCGCCGAGGCGGTTGGCGCGGGAGCGCAGGATCTGCGCCCGGCTTTCATCCCGACGGGCGATGGCCTCCGCCAGAAGCGGATCATTCTGATGATCGTTCATTGTCAGTTCTCCTGATGAGGGGGTGAGATGGAGAGGGGCCGGAGCCCCTGCCCTCAGCCGTTCGTGACGACGGCAACCATGCGAACCAGCTTCGGATCGTAAACACGGGTCCAGTTCGTGCCGGTGCCGAGCTCAGTGTCGGTCACGCCGGATGCCGAAGCTGGCGTGCCGCTGAAGGAGACACCGCGGGGGTGCATGACCCAGTGGCGGCGGTACCAGACCGTCTCGACGCCTTCACCGTTACCGGCAGCAGCGACGCTATCGATCTCGACCGGCTTCTTCGGTCCACCCTCACCCGTGGCTTCGGCATAACCGATGGCACCACTGCCGAAGAGGTAGGACGTGTATTTGAAGCCGGAGGTGGTGCCTGCCTCGCGCGGGCACTGGTCGGACACGTAGACGATCTTGTCGTCCCACATGTTGAAGTCGAGGCCCGTTGCCGGATCCTTGAACTTCTCGATCGCACGAGCAGCACGCAGATTATAGAAGATCCGCGAGTGCATGAGGACCGCCGACAGCGTGGTGCCGTACTCGCCCAGCAGAGCATAGGCATTGGCCGCGATCTCGGCGTCCAGGTTGACGGGAGCGGTTGCACCGTCTTCCGAAGCGACATCGAGAACATTGCCCGCCATGCCGGCCGAAGCAAACACGCCTCGCATCTGCTCACCCATTATCCGCTGCTCTTCCCGGACCCAATACTCAGCGATAAGCTGGGCCACGGCATCGAGCGGATCTTCCGCCAGCATGGAGGCGACGAGGTTGGCCGACTGCCAGCCGTTGTTGCGACGGATCTTCCGGGCCATGTCTTGGCCCTGCGTCAGCTTGTTGGGCGTGGCGGTCTGTGCCGGGTCATCCGTCGAAACATTGGAGTTGCCGGTCAGGTCGTTCCAGAATGGCATCTGGACGAGGTCGCCCGGGCCGTTGGCGAAACGCTGCAGTTCAGCGTCGGTGGAGACGATCGGCGAGTTACGGATGCGCGAGAGCTGCGCAATGCGCTGGATCGTCGTGGGGAGGAAGAGCGGGCCATAGATGACGTCGCTCAGGCGAGTGGTTGCCATGTCGAGGCTCCTGTGAGTTGAAGGATGTGGGATGATTGGTTTCGGTCACCCCACTGGGCATGACCTCGTCTGTAGGCGGCGTCACTGACGCTTGCGAAATCTTGAAAGACGCATCGGCGCCGTTACTGATTCTTCAGGTCTCGCCTCTATTGTCGATGTTCCATTGACGGCCCAGAAGCAGGAAGAAGCGGTCTTGCCCAATATCGAGTTTTTAATCGCAGCCGGTTCTCCACCAACCAGCTTTACTGACGCAGTCGCTTCCGTACATGATCGCTCAGTGCTCTTGGTGGATGGCTGGACAAACGGGCGTTTAGACCAGATCAACAGGGCCAGCCGCGATGTCTCAAAGCTGTTCGACCACATTGTCGGCGCGCTGATGCGCGCGCGTGATGACATCAAAAACGGGCTGCGACCTCAGAACCAGAACTTCTCGGCGGCCCTTCGCGCACCCGCCGGTCAGATAGTCACTCCCGTGACTTCAACTCATCAGGCGGGCGTATTGCAAAGCGGGCATGGCAACGGGACGCTGCCTGCCGGTGTTGCTGCAGCTCCCGTAGCGCTCGAGCAGACGCTGAACAAAATTAAGCACCAGAACGAAGCCCAAGCTAACTTCCGGATCGACCGTGGGCGCCACATGCTGATCATCTGCGCCAACAAGCAAAATGGAAGCCCCGACTGCGTGCTGGAGTTTGATGTGCAGGAATTCTGCCGCCTTTGCCAAGCCGCATGGGATACGCTGTAGGGACAGCCTCTACCAGTTGGGCGTGACGCCGGCGGACTGTGCCATTTGGCGAGCCTTTGGAGCGTTCTCCTGGATGAGCTGCTGCTGCTTGGTCAGGTTCGGCTTCTTGCCGTTGCTGTTGTCCCAAGGGTTGTCGGTGAACGTCCTGCCGTCGCCGCCCTTGGCATCGCCGCCGGTGGCCTTCGCAACGAAGTGCTTGCCCTCGTCTGCGGACCAGTCGGCCACGAACTTCTTGAGCGGGGTCCGCTCGTCGACGCCGTCGTCAGCAAAGACGTGGAATTCGTCGTCTTCCTCGACCAGCTTCACCGCACCGCGCTCTTTGAGCAGTGCTTTAGCCGCCGGCAGAAAGTCCTTGGAGACGCCCGCTTCAATCAGAGCCTTTGTCAAGCCGTCGTCGATCAGCGTCTTGCGCAGCGTGGCGTCCAGTTTGGAAATGCGCTGCTCGAGCTTGCCCTTCTCTGTGCCGAACTTCTTCTCCAGCTCGGTCTTCTGGCGCTCCAGGCGCTCGTCGACCTTTGGCGGCTCCTTGCCTTCTGCCTGGGTGCGAAGTGTCTCGTAGGCATCGGCATCGAAATCTTCAGGCAGACCTTCCAGCCGGCTTTCTGCAGTGGTCAGCTTCTCGCTGAGGGTGCGCTTTTCACCCCGGACCCGATCGAGAGCGGACTTCAAGGCAGCGGCGCCCGGATGAGCTTCAATGCCCTCGATCGCGAGGACGAACTTGCCGTCCTTCTCCTCGTAGAGTGACCGGTGCTGCTCCTCAACACTGTCGAGGCTGTCGATGATTGCTTTCAGGGCCACTGGCCTTCTCCTAAGGGTTGTGCCTGCGCTGCAGGCATGACAGATTTTTTGGTGCCGGAATCGCTAAGTGCTTTCTCTGGCTCCATTCAACGGAGGTGAGTTGTTGAATTTTCAGGCTTGGGGGCCGTTCGACTACGACGGCGACATCGGTGCCTTCTGGCAGTCGGTAGATGCGGAGGCCGTGAAGTACAACACTGATCCGGCTGACCTTCGCAGGGCGATTGGATGCTACATGTTCAGTATCACCCGCGGCAAAAATGCCAAACCATGGTACATCGGCAAAACAAGCGCGCAGACGGGCTTCTATGGCGAGGTACTGACAGCCCACAAGGTCAACCACTACAACGCTGCTTTGGAGGCTAGCGGCCGAAAATCAGGGCAACTGGTCTTCTTCACCTTGGTGACTTCGACAGGCTACCTAAGCCGTGCCACCCGCTCGACTACCTCTCTCATCAACTGGCTTGAGCGTATGCTCATCGGTATGGCCATAGCCAAGAACCCAAATCTGAGGAATAAGCGGGATACCAAGCTGCTAAGAGAGGTTTGGGTTGAAGGTGTCTTCGGCAAGCAAGAGTTGGGGCGTCCTTTCTCTGGCGCTGTCGCGGCGAAAAAAGCTTTGCTCTAGATCGCCGTAGCCGCCGCCCTCTCCTCCTCACTGCCAAACCGCTCTTCATCAATGAGCTTCAGCTCGGCCTCGTGATCCCGCTCAGCGCTGGCGATCTCACCGCGCTGCAGGTTCTCGTAGAGCGTCTCGTAGGCAATGGCGCCGTTCTGCCAGAGCGACACGAGCGAAGCTGCCTGCTCCGGCGTCAGCGTTGCATCCACGAACGACAGGTTCGGCTTCACTGTCACCGCCTCGGGACTTTGCCCGATCATGACGGCGATGTGCCGTAGCGCCTTCTCCAACCCCTGTGCGCTGGACAACGCGATGGACGTCAGCGTTGCCGTCTCTGCCGCGAACCGGATCCGCAAGGCGTCACCACTCTCTGCCGTCTTGCTCTCGCTGCTGTTGAACAGCCTGGCGCCGGACTGGGCCGCGTTCTGCCGCTCGTCGAGGATCGCTGTCCGATGAGCTGCAATGCCCGTGCCGGCAGGACCAACGTACTTCACATCCGGCGTGCCCTGCTGGTCGCCCTGCTTGATGGCGATGACCGCTCCTGCCCCAACGGCGGATGGTGGATCTCCATTGATGACGACGAGTGTCTCCTGCCCGGTCATGAACAGCTGCCAGCGGTAGTCGGCCGAGAGCTGGTAGAGAGCAATGGCTGATCGAGCCACACCGAGCAGCGGCGGAAGCTCTGGAGCCACCGACAGATCGCGGGCGCCCATGACCACGAACGGGATCTCGGTCAGCTTCGTGTTGCCTCTGCCGGATGGCATCACCTCCCCGCCTGGCGTTCGCTCGGTCCCGGCATAGGTCTGGACGGTGTAGCTGCCTTCCCGCATCTCCAGCACGCGAAACCGCTGCTCTCGCTCCCAGCGGAAGCCCTCGCGCTTCAGGCCGCTCTCGTCGAGGACGAACATCGTACGATCGTCAGCCCAATTGATGAGAGCCTCTGCCGAATAGCCAGCGAGCCAGGGCAGATCCGAACCCTCACTGGCGGCGTCGGCCAGCAAGGCATAGCGACCAGTGGTGAGCAGCTCCGCAGTGATCCGCCGGTGAAGAGCCTCAAGCGGCAGCCCATCCTTGGTGGCCTTCTCCCACAGCGCCTGCATGGCAGACGGCATCTCGATCTGCGCCTCGGTCCGATGGATCACGCCAACCATCCCGTGCACCGTCGGATGGACGATCTCGGGGAACTGCGCCCGCTTTTGGTACGCATCGTATAGTGCCTGGCCGCCGTCATCCTGAGCTTTGAAGCCCGACGGCTGCGGCAGGTACTGTGTCCCCGCTCCCTTCACTTCCTTTTCGCCGGCGGTGGTGTCGCGCATCAGCGACCATTCTTCTGCACGTTCGATGTAAAGTGGGTGCTTCGTCTCAACGGCATCGGTCATGTAGTGATTGCTCCGTTGCCGCATACTGCTTCTTAGGACTTCAGCCCTAGTTGCGGATGGTGTTCCGCCAGATTAAGGGGACAGAAAGATGCATGACTAAATGAGGTCGCAATGCCCACTAAAGAGCACATGCTGGCACGGCATGAAGCCCACCTCGACCGCCTTGAGTATGAGCTTGGGCTTTTCACGAATGCTGGGCTGCAAACCGACCCGCCTGAGGCCAAGGAAGATCTCGTGCGGCGCATAAGGCAATCCCTAGAGGGCGAGCGAGAAATCATTGAGGTCCTCAAGCGCCTGAAGGGAGTTTCCTCCACTGTGGTTGGTGGCGCAGAACAATAGGTACTGCTGCTCATTGCAGCATCGGCCATCTTGGTCGGAGCCTCGGGTGTCGGAACATTGCCGGAGTTTGCTAGTTACTGCGGGCAGCACAGGAGGGTGTCATGACTGCGGAACATCCAGCGCCGAGCGAAATCTCAGAGAAGCCACTCGCTTACGGCAAACACTTGAGCGCGAATCCAATGGCAGCGGAGATTTGTCTCCTCTGCGCAGGCTCTGGGCTGTTTAACCGGATCAAGTGCACGGACTGCCAGGGTACTGGCGTAATCTCCGTCGTGGATGATCAGCGCCGATCCCATTAGTAGAGGCCCTTCACGGTCGTTGTTGTCGTAACCGGTGGCGACGAAATCAGCGCGTTGAACGCTCGGCTCGTGCTATCCGCGTCGTCGTCATGCGTTGCCTCAGGAAAGCTTTCCAAAGCCGTGAACCAGTCTTCATTCCAGCGGCCGCGGATTACGAAGACGTTGCCCGCCTCTGCCTGAGCGGAGAAGCCGCTGAAGCGCGTGATCTTGTCGCCGCTCTCTGGCGATGACCGAACGCTGAAGCCAGCCAGCATCTTCGTCAGGGTCGCGACTTGGCTCTTGCCGGCCTGTCCCGGGTCCTGAGGCAGTGAAATCGAGACCTGCCGTCCGTCGCCCTCCGCCGTGTTCTTGATCATCCGTTCGACACCCGCGGGCGATTGCCGATCACGCCGATGATCCGCGATGAAGTACCGCCCGTCCGGCGTCTTGCCCATCAGGGTCCCGGCTGTCCAGTCGGGATCATTGCTCTCTGTCTTCGGCGTGCCGGCCAGATCCCAGCCTCGCATCCAGCGAATGTCATACGGTGCGGCGTCGACGACCTGGCACCAGGCGCGCTGGAAGTAGAGGCCAGCTGCGGGCCGGATCTTCCAGTTGCCGCCGAGGAGGCGCTCCCGCTCTACAGTCGGCAATGCCATCAGGCTTGCCAGATAGCTCGGATCAGCCGCCATCAGCGCTCGATTGTCGCTGAGCTTGGCCGGAATGAACGTCACCGACTTCGGAGGGATCGGCGCGTCCTCGCCGTCCTCGTTTGGAGCGGTGTAGTGCGCCAGGTCCGCCGGGCTATCACCCCAGATCAGCGCATCGCCTATACGGACGAACCAGCGCAAGACACCGGCGCGCTCCGGTATCGGGAGGCCGGTATCCGGGTTGATCCACCAGCTGATGAACTCGGCCACCCAGCTATCGGCATCAGGGTTGCAGGTGGCTCTGATGTATGGCCGGACCCCGCTCATGGATCGGTTGCGGCTGACCATGTACCAGAACTGCTTCGCGCTGAAGTGCGTCAGCTCGTCGAAGCAGATCAGCGGGATCTGCGAGCCCTGCCAGTTCAGGACCGTCTTGTCGTGCTCCAGGTGAGCGAACGAAACCGACGCGCCGGACGGAAAGCTCCACTGCAGCACATGCTCTTTCGGAGCCGCGCCGATGGCTGGGTAGAGCTTCTCGCTCTCGTCCCACAGCCCACCCTCGTTCCGAACCTGCACTGTCGACCGCCGGAAGAACACGGCGCCGAACTGCGAGTTGGCGATGTGGCGTAGCGGCTCCATGAGGAGCGCCCAGGTCTTGCCGCCACCGGCACTGCCCCCATAGATCGCGATGTCGGCCGGCGAAGCAAGGAACGTCGTCTGTGGGCCCGGTTGCGGCCGCATGATCGTCTGGGCTGCCGCGCCCTGCTCAGCTCCTGCCATTGTCGGGCAACTGGAAGATCGTCACCGGCGACACTGGCACCGGTAAATCCTTCCCGTCCTTCCCTGTCAGTTCGCGGCGATTGGTGTAGCTGCCGCCAACTTCCTCGGCTGCCTGCTTCAGCAGTGAGGACGCGAGGACCATGTTGCCCTGGGTCTCTGCCTTGTCGGCCATCCGCTGGAGCGCACGCAATCTCACCGCCCGGTGACTTATAGCAATGGACGCAGTGTCTTCGAGGAAGGTCTTGCGGGTTTCCTCGAATAACAGTCGGAAGCGCTGAGATAGGCGCCGTCCTGCGATTTTGGTCGGGTCGTAGGCTTCAACGGCCTGCGGACTGATGACGACGTCGAACTCAGACTTGACTGCCTTTGCAACGATCGAGGGGGCATCAAAGCAGGCAAGCGCCTGCACTACATATGTTTTCACCTCAACCGAGTACTTTGGGTTTGCCATGGTTTATAAAGGCTCCGTCAAGGCACGCGCAGGAGGAACCCGTGGAAGATCCCGATTTAGAACGTCGCGCTATGCGGCTCTGGAAGAAGGAGAACCCCGCTCGACCGTGGCTTCCGGTAGCGCATCGGGTTGAACCGGGACAGGATCTGTCGACCGGTGCGACCGAGGAGGATCGCGAAAGATACCGTGAGCGCATCCGGAACGGTGAAATGATCTAGGCTACCCGCAGGTGGCACGTCCCGCATGCATGTTCGATACGAGCACGGGCAATCTCAGGTGGACGGTTGGCTGCGTCTACAATTTCACGGACACCGGAGGCTTCTGCCCCATAGCGTCGGACGACGCCGACGAACTGCTCGACGTCATGTCCCCGTATGGTGAACACTGGCGCGCCTGTGCTCTTGCTGAATTTCGGGGCGCCGAATGCATCGACATCCTGGGCGGCGTGATAGAGCTCGTGCTCTACCAGAGCCATGAACTCGGCATCCCCGCACTGCCGGCAGTAGTCGGCATCAAGCGTGATGATGAAATCCGGCACAGACCCGAACCAGTCGGTGACCTGCTGGACTGCGCGAGCGCGCGACCATTTGCCCATTGCACCCTGTGGAGATCCCGTTTCGCACTGGCCGATAACCCGGCGGCCTTTGCTGTTGTTCTCGATCACGGTCCAGAGGAAGCCGATGTGAGCGTGCGCGAGGTGGGCATGGTCGGGGTTGGCTACCGGCGAGGCTTCATCGAGGAAGGTCACCTCTACCCATTCTGATACTTCAGGCGCCGAGACGAATGCCTGGCTCCCTACTTCAAACATCGCTTCTAGTGGATATGGTCTACCAACCTTCATCTCTTGCCTTTGGCGAGGACCTAGGTGAACCTGTTGCGCCGAACTTGCTTGGACCCGGCAGAGGTCAACCTTTGGAGGACTAGATGAACCAGGCCAATCCCACGTGCCTAGAGTTCAATGAACCAGAAAAAAACTCTGACAACGACAGAAGGGTTCGCTGAGATCGTATGCGGTAGCTGCCGCAGGCTCCGGATCAGCGGGTCGCGCGATCACGCGAGTCAAGCTGGTTGGTTAGCCAACCTGAGCGACGTCCACTGGGCGAAAGGCGTAGGTGTAAATGATGGAGGTATTACTAATCCTTTAGGGGCATTTGCTGGCGCGTTAGCGGAGCGGTTTTTTTCTCACAGCACAGTCAAGGGCTGGTTGGATAAATTCTTGTCTGGTGGCATTAGCTTGGCGAGGGCAGTCAGATGGTCGTTTCGAAAATTCCTGACCCTGGCCAAGCTACTTTTTATATTATGCTCGGGATACTTGATGTTATTTCTCTCTGTCTTCCTGACGATCACAGCATTTATTGGGGTAATGACAGGAGAGGTGGACACAAAGCCATTCGGGATTACAGAAGCACTCGCTATCGCACTTTGCGTCATGGCGACAAATCTTGTTTTGTACTGGATAATCGGACGGACATACGTTCGTTTCCGCAAACGTAGCCAGCGGGCAAATGAAGCCCTACCCCCTCCGATTTGACCCCCTCTGCAAAGGACGACGCCCTTAGTGAGGGAGGTCGGGGATGAATTAACAACTGTATACTCGTGTAAACTTGGACTATTTAGGTATACATCGTCTTCTAGACACATTTTTGCACGCATGTTTTGATGCCTCCTTTGGACGGAGGCGGCGCAAGATGATAAATTGCAAATATCTTGTTACGGCTGCGCTTTGCCTGCTTACTGGCTGCGCATCATATTCCCCGCAAGAAGTCGCTCAGCCGACCGATATTTCCTTGAACAAAGCAACCAGCGAAGTCGCAGTTGCTTTGCACAATCTGGAAGCCGCTTATCCGCCAAACAAAAGAATTGGACTGATTGTTGATGAGGTCACTATAGAGTTCAATGTAACGGCTGCTGCCACCGATGGAGGGATACAGCAATTAAATCTTGCCAACGTTCCTCTACAGGGGCCGGGAGGGACCTTTGGCGCGAGCCTTCAAGGTCAACAGACCGCGAATGCCAATAGAGGCAACATAATCACGGTTAAATTTAAGAATATTGCGACGGCGGATATGACCAAAGGGGCGTTCCGCGCCAGCGGTTCTTCAGGAGGTAGCTCGGGGGGGGGCACCAACGTCACTCTTGGCCAAAACAACCAACTTTCTGAGCCGGTCAGCAAACCCTCTCAGCGGGACACATCCGGACCGAAGAGTACCAATTGCGGCCGATTCAACTGCACGCTGGGCGGAAATCCTGAATTGAAGGACCGATAGCCTGTCGACATCATCTCTTACGAGGAAGCTGTCATTGGTCCGGGCGTACTGGTGAGTGTAATGAGCGTCACCAGAAGAAGTGTTACTTTGGCATTCACGCCGATGACATATGAACACGACTGCTCATGCAATTGCCAGCCCCTTCGTCGGCTGCGAACTATAGGCAAATTTCTCATATGGAGCGGGAGGCGGACCTCTGCCTACTGGGCCGTCGAGTATTCCCTTTGCTCTAGCAAGGTCCGACTGAACACCCAAACTACCCGCGCTCACTGCGGGGCGTGCGACGGAGATTGAACGTCTTGTTCCGGGCGTTCTTTAGGCCTGGCATAGGTCAAGCACTTTCGTGGTACTGCAGTCGCGTTTTCTCCACAGCTCTCGCCCAGTCTGTGGAGATCGCTGGTTTCTCCTCAATTCCCGGGTGCCTGGCTGGCGACTCGCCACAACGATGTGTTCCTCTTCCTCTGCAACCAAAGAAAAGGAGATGACGCATGGTGCTGTATAACGATGCCAAATACCTAACTCAGGTCGAGCACAACAACTTCCAGCAGGAGCGGTCGCCGGGATGGGTTCCCCCGGACTCTGGGATTTATCGGTGCGTTCATTGCGGCGACGAGATCGCAGCAAACAAGGGAAACCCACTGCCGCCTCAAAACCACCACCAGCACAATCCGCCGGCGCCTATCCGATGGAAGCTTGTGGCGGTGGCGGTTCAGAAGTGATCCGCACAGAAAAACCCGCCCCGATTGACGGTCTGGGCGGGCTGTGTGGGGCGATACACCCGATCTAGTCCGGCTTTCGCCGGTAGGACCGCTCTACACGGCCTTGGCCTCATATCATGATAAGATAGAGAACCATCAACGTTGTGAAGACACACAGGAAAAGCCTGCTCCAGTAGTACGTGTTCCGGATTTCCCTCGTGCATCTAGGGTCCCTGATGTCCACAAACACGTAGTGCATTCCGTGGACCTTCACCCCAAGCGCCTTCGCCTTGAGCGCGTTCCGGACGTAGACGACGTAGCTGGCAGTGCTGGCGCAGAAGAGCACCAGAAAGAAAAACAGTCTGAAAAACCCCTCGCCTATCATGCCGCCTCCTGGCGTTCAGCGTTTCCCTCACGCGGTCTGGCGTTCTTAGCCTCGGCCCTCATCTTGTTCAATTGAAAGAGGCGGCTCATAAGAGAACCGACCTGGTCGTCTGCCGCCATTACTGGCGAGGCTTGCTCACCGCTGTGGTCGGACTACCGGGAGTAAGGCGAATTGCAGTACGCCCTTACGCCGACACGCGGCACGTAGGTATTGTCAGATGCCCGATAGGTCCGGTACCGATCCGAGCACCACTGAATGTGACGGCTACTCACGACCTGTCCTCGCTGTGGCGGGTTGTTGATTGCACCGCCGATGATCGCGCCTGCTCCGAACGCAGCGAGAGGATACCACCAGCCATCATTGTGGCGCCGATAGCCTCGACGGTAATCTCTCGACCCCCTGTGGCCTCGGTAGTGGCCGCGCCGATCATCGCGGTGCCGCTCGAACCGGCGACGGTCATGTCGTTCGAAGTGGCGACGGTCGCGATGGTCTCTCCGGTACTGTGCCTGTTCGACAGAAGAAGCGACCTCCGGCACACTGACTGAGGGCAGTACAACGGCATCAGCAGGGGCGATCGAGGTCGCAAACATCATGGCGCTGATAGCGCCGGCGGTTAGCGTCTTACCAATATTGAACAAAGTGGATCCTTTCACTGAACGCAGGTGAACTAGTCCAGTGATGTTCGGTTCCCACGCCTGAACCTAAGCTTAACGCCTCTTGGGAGGCCCCAGGTCATCCTAAGTGGCCGCTCCGGCTATGCCGTCCGCCTCACCTCGATGCCGCCTCCTGGCGTTTTCCCGCTTCACGTTCCCGGCGGCGGGCGTTCCCTAGGAACATCACCTTCAGCCAATGGTTCGAACGTTTTGGGAGGTAGCGAAGTGAACGTCTGGTTTTCGCGGCTGGTACTACTGGCCCTTGCGGTAGCTCTGATAGGCCTCGTCTTCAGTGTCAATCGGCGCGGAAAGTTGACCCCATAT